TAACCAAAAGTAGAATATAGCATACATCCAGTTCCCAGTGTAATTCTTTGTATATATATGTGTTGGAGAGACGATTTCATTCGTCTCTTTTTTTATTGCATTCATTTTTATTGGTATCAAAAACCAAATATTAGCACATAGTAAGAATAGAAGAAGGACAGACGATATTGCTTTTGTATGAAACCCCTTTTGTTTCCACACACAATTATATAACCAAATACGTTTGTCCTTCTTCTATAAAGGGTGAAGAGTGCATACTGCAAATTTATTATCAAAATTATCTTCCTCGCATTGCATTTGCATTTTTCATTCCTTTTGAAATGAATTATATAATACGGTACGTGATATTTTAATATCCACTCATAAACAAAAGGGCAACCGTTTCGTTCAGTTGCCCTTTTGTCAATTCTTTACACTATTACTATAAACCCTTTTTGCAATAGTTAACATGAACTGAAGTGAACTTAATGTTTTGTTAACTTAGCTTTTGAGCATATTCAATCATACGCTTTATTTGTGAATGTTTATTATAAATATAACGTGAACTGTAATCTAACTCTTCAGCAAGCTTTTCCAATGTCTTGCCCTCCACATACTTACCATACATAATCCTGTGTTCCAAACCGTGGAATGTACTAATTACCTTTTTGAAATCAAACATGTCATTCATCTTGTGAGCTAAAACATGTTCACGTACAGCAATACGATCTTCCAGTTTTGCTCCTTCTGACTCAGCTGTTAAACGTACTTCTTGTAAGTCACCATACACCCAACATTTTAATTCTCGCTTACTTCTATCTAAATCATTTTCTAAGTAGATAATTTCATCTTCTAACTTATGATAATCTTTTAACCATTCTAGCAATGTGTATGCCACCTCACTTATTTTTGGATGCCAGCTTGTACAAATATATTTCTCCATGCTGTTTCAACACGATATTTTTCTACTAATTTACCTCTACGAGCAATCGCTTTCCTAACCTTGCGTTTTTTATGCTTTTTCACCGTTTTTCCCCCTTTGAAATCACCTCAAAACTGATGAATCATTTTATAAAGTGTTATTACACGTTTTTAGAGTTTTTACCGTCCACATGATCAATTGCATTCGGAATTAATTTAAACGTTTAATTTCCTTATTATATAGAGCTGTTTTTTGTGAGAAATTAATTTTGGTTAAATTACATATTGTTTGTTCCTTTTAGCGCACATATCTACCTTTCTATTCCCAATTATCAACACATTCCCAGCAAATAACTTTATTACCCTCTAATAAACCTGAAGTGACTTCTTTTCCACATTCACAACATACCTCCATATCCATTCCCCTTTTCTACAAAATGAAATTTTTATAATCAATTAGCTATTTGTTCATATTCATCAACAAACATGAAGATATATCCACCACTTGTCCGTGATTTATGATTACAATTGTCTAGTACCGCTTGATAAGAAAGGTAACTTTTCCTTCCGGCTTCTCTTGCCGACCTAAATTCCCCGATAATTTCTTTTGTTTCCATATCCAGTTGAACAACTGGTTTACTACGAGATCTAAAACCTGTTAATTTACCTAATTTTTCTTTTGAGATGTATTCGAGATTACTCACAAAAGTATCAGTCTTTATCCCATTCTTATATCTAACTGACTCCCCTGGTTTTGGCGATCCAATAAAATGAGCAGCAACCAATTGGGCTATTATATAATTCCTGTACACACCTTTATACTTCACTTTAATTTCCAAGTATCCAGTTTTCTTTTTCAGTATTGGCAGTAAGAACCACGTTTTCTTTTTGCCGATTCGTTTGAATCTACCGTAATTTGAAATGAGGAATGTATCATCAGACCCTTTAATTGTCTTCCAAGTTTCGTTATGACACTTTTCTTTCTCATACCAATCTCGCCTTTGCTGTACCGTCACACTATCTTTTGCAAGATAACAGTTAATACTTTTAATTTTTCTTCCCGTAGACCGATAACTCATAAGTGAACCTTTCGGCATACCTGTCAATTCTGCTAAATACTCATAAGTAGTCTCAGATAATACGTTAGTTCTAGGATCATATAAAAGGACCATCATACCCCTCCTCTCCACTCAAATAACGTTTTATTTAACCCCTGTACTCCCGAACCCCGTATTTCCTCTTTCTGAATCAGATAGCTTGTCCACCTCAACAAAATGAGCTGTTTCCACTGGTGCTATGACGCCTTGAGCAATTCTGTCTCCCTTTTTAATTTCAATAACCTCATATTTCACTGGCTTTGTAATGCTAAAATCGTTATCTCCTGCCAAAATTCCTGCGTTAAACCTTGGCATAGATGCGTATTCGATAAGCGAAGAGTTATCTGCAATCACCCCAACTTCTCCTCTATATCCACTATCAATAGTTCCTAAGACAACTCTAAGTTTTGTTTTGCGTGACATCCCACTACGTGGTCTTATTTGCATTTCATATCCTGGTGGAATTTCAAACGCAAGTCCTGTAGGTATTACCTTTGTTTCCCCTGGCTTAATAACTACATCCTCTGCTGCCACTAAATCGAATCCAGCATCTCCCGGTTTAGCGTACTTAGGTAGTTCCACATCTTTCAATCGCTTAATTTTTACTCGTAAATTCATTCCGTTCCGCTCCTTATAGGTAATTTCTTAATGTCTTAATTCTTTCGTCTATATCATTTAATGCATTTTCCGTTTTCTTTTTCTCCCTATTCAACCCATTCAAATGATAATGAAGCCTTTCTTTCTCACTTTCAGCAGCTCCAATTTCCATTTTCAGTTGCAACATGGTTTCTTTTTTCGTCACTTACCACCTTTAGATTCCACTAATAATTTGGTAATTTCATAAACACCGTTTTCCATTGCTTCCATTCTTCCCACTCCCTTTTATTAATTTCCATAACTCTTTTTCATCCATTTCATAAAGCTGACGTCCTGTTTTTTCTTCTTTGTAAATCCCTTTATGTAGCAAGACATCGATGTAAATTTGTTTCCTGTCTATTGTTACTTCCTTATCAATTCAATTGCGTCTTCTGGCGAACGTGCGACCCCAGCAATCGCACCATTTTTATGCATTGTTTCAATAAAATGCTTCTGATCTGGTCTTAATCTGCCCTTTTCATTTTTCACTTCAATAAAAAACATTTTCCCATCTGATTTACGATATCCAAATAAATCGCTAAACCCTTTAGGTAATCCGGTTGATACTGTTCGACCATCTTCCGTTTTAAATGTTCCCACATTTGCCCTAAATACAATGGCATATGGATTTAATGCTAATCGAATAGAATTTTGTACATCTATTTCTTTAATAACAATCAACTCCTAATCACACTTGGACACTTTGGACGGATACTACCGTTTTTTCAAAAGCTTTATATATAATAAAATTTAATTTTTTATATACTCTTTATTCCTTTCAACTATCCAACTATCCAAAAAAGAATAAATAAAGTAATAAAAGAATAGATATATCAAGGGTTTGAGAGTTTGGATAGTTTTAATAGAACTGTCCGTAAACCTTCCTAAACTCTCCAGAAAATTAATATCCTAATTTAAAAAATGTCTTTTTACAGTCTTCTAGTAAATCAATTCCCTTATAGTGAATCGTTCCACTTTTAAACTTTGAAAATTTCTTCCCCATCTCACGACCGAATTTCGTACTACTCATCATATATTGACCGTTATCGCTCGCCCACTCTCTATATGCTTGATAGAGGTCTTTGGCTTGTACTTCTAAATTCGCACATCGATTACAGCATTCTTCAATAAATGCTTCTACTGCATCCATTTCTGTGCGGTACTCCTCACGTTGATCCTTAATAACTTGTGGTTCTGGTAAGCCATTTTCGCGCCATTGTATATACCCTTCCACAGCCCAATGTAAGATTGCTTTTAATTCACATCTTAGCTTATGTTTTAAACGTTTATCTACCTTTTCTTTTGGTATCTGTACTGTAAATGGAATAATCGCCATACGTCTCCAAATACCATCATCAGTACCTCGAATAATTGGTTTGTGGTTTGTTGCCATCCATAATTTAAACTGTGGCATAAAATCAAATTCATTTTCGTATAAGAAGCGCGCTGTTACCTTATCGCCACCTGTAAGCTGTTTAACTAATCCTTCATCTAATCGAACACCTTCATTTGGCTCTGTGGTAGTGACTAAACGAGCTCCATCCAATCTAGCGATATCTGAGTTTGCTCCAGAACTTTGTTGTTTAACCATAATCGTTTGTGGCTGAATGTTCGTTGCGTAATTTCCGAATATTTCGGTAATTACATCTAAAAATACTGACTTACCATTCCGACCATTTCCATATAGAATAAACATCATTTGTTCTTCTGTAGATCCAGAAAGAGAATAACCAACTGCCCGTTGCATATATTCAATAAGTTCTTGATCGCCATTAAATATTTGATTTAAAAATTCAATCCATAATGGGCAATCGATTTTGTCTGTATATTCAACCGAAGATATTTTTGTAAAGAACTTAGTTTTATCATGATCGTGTAGTTTTCCTGTTCGTAAATCCAAGTAACCGTTTTGAACATTAAATAAATCTGTTTCGTTATCAAATTCATGTGGCTTAATAGGTAGCAAATGCTCACTTTCTTTAATCATGTTCGTTTTCCCGTTACTACCTCGTGATGATTTCAAATGTTTATTAAATGCTTTTGTTGCTTCTTCTTCGTCTACACCGTCAAGTACATGGATTGGTTCATTTTTCATCTTTTCAATTACTTTATCAACGATATTTTTAATCATCCCCTGTTGGTCAATCAGCCATATCTTACCGTCATAAAAGTACCAATTCTTACGGATGTAGCTATATCGAATAACCTCGCCATATGCATCTGTAAATCGCTTTGCATTACCCGTATCATCGTAACTATAAAATTTCTTTTCAATTGTTTTTACATCATCTTCAAGTACATATAAATTAAATTCTTCATCACGTTCTCTTGGAATAAAAACGTTTGTACAATCAGTAATTGCTTTATTTAATGTTTCAGCCCCGTATGTGGAATTGTTTTGTTTTCTATCCCATTTTTCACGATAAAGAGAAGAATGTCGGAAAATACTATCCATCTTATTGAAATCACGGTTTGTCCAAAAGGCTAAATCATTTGCAAAAGCCATATCTGCTTCTGATTGTGAATCATAAAATTGTTCCCATCCACCATTCATGAATAATTTGAAACGCATTCCGTTTTTACTATTACAAGCAATCTGAATGATTTCTGGTTCTGGAATATCTACACCTTGTGGCGTACTATGCGAAACGCTACTTTCAGTCAATTCACTTTTTGCAATATATTTATTGTGGAGGTACCCTACTTTTCCATAATCATCCTCTTCAACTAGTGAATAATTACTGATAATGTTTCCCGTCATTGCAAAGAAGCGACCACTATCATACATTTCTACATTCCCTTTGCGTCTACCACCTTTAGGCAAATCACCTTTAGCGATAATATGAATGCCATTTCCACTTACCGAGTATTCTGTATAACTACACATCATTTCAACAAATTCAGATACAATATTGTCCTCATGATCTCCTAATTGATAACGTTCAATTTCTTCACGTACATTATCAATATCAATTCCAAAATAAGGTGGTTTAAAGTAGAACCCTACTCCATCACAATTAAATGTATCGATAGCAGACATGGCGACTTCGAAAGTCGCCCATGTGCTTTCATCGTTTGATTTACCTAATCCTCCGGTATTAGCGTCTATAGGGATTTTAGTCATTTTTTCACCGCGTTGTTGCAACTTAAAACAGCACCATTGCTTTAATTCTTGTAATTCCTCTGGCATTTTCTCATACATGTTTTAACCCCCTTAGAACGGAAGATCCTCATCCTTAATTGTCATTCCACTTTTCTGCATTTCGGAAAATGTTTGATTTTTACTATCACTCTTAAAAGCATGATTTAAAGGACCTGTAACTTTTGATGGAGACCAATTTTTCACATTTGTATTGTCATATGTTTTTCCGTTATATTCCGATTGTTCATTTTTCACAGTTACCATGACAGTTTTTAATATGAAGTCATTCAATAATTCTTCTAATGATTTATAACTTTTACCATTTTGTAACTGGCACGATTTACCGATTGTATTAAAAGTCTTCATATTATACTTCCCAGTATCTTTCGCTTTCCAAACACGATGGAAAATATGACAATTTTTATAAGCCTGTTCTACATCATTACGAATAATTAAATCGAATTGGATAAATTCAGCTCCACCTGGTGTAGCATCTTCATTACATTGATTAATGACTACCTCATAATTACCGTCTGCAATACGTCCGTTACTTTCAAATACCTCATTAAAATCTAAAGTGAATCCCATGTTCATTCTCCATTCTGTTGTTTATTTTAAATAAATCCTAATAGTTTCCCTTGATGATACGCCCATCCCCGTTTATAGTTACGTGAACTCGCTAATTCATATAGTTCTTTCATATCCTTACAATCTTTAGGTTCTCTAAAATCAAGTGTTATATGGATATCTTCTTTTGTAATTTCCTCAAGCGTTGCGGTTTTATCTACTTCATATTCTGCTACAGGTTTTATTTCTGGTTTGTACCCACATTCAGGACATTCCTTTTCACATGATGGATAAACAGCAAAACAATTTGCACATTGTTTAATTTTTATTTCTGATTCAGTTGATGATGTTTTTTTACTTGATAAGCTCCAGTGCCTCTTTTGGTCTGGCAATCCAAACCTTCTTACATTATCTACATGATCTATAATGATTGATGTTTTATTAGGCTTGTACCTCATCCCTCTCATGCTTTGTTGAATGTAGAGGGAAATGGATTGTGTCGGTCTAAGCATGATAACTGTGGAACAGTCCGGTACGTCAAAACCTTCACCTATCAAATCCACATTCGTTAATACTTGGATTTCTTTATTACGAAATTTTGTAATAATCTCTTCCCGTTCTAACTTTGGTGTTTTCGCATCAATATGTTCTGATATAATGCCATAATTCAAAAATTCTTGTTTTACCATTTTGCTAGATTCGATATTGTGGCAATAACATATAGCTTGCTCTCCTAATGCTAATTTTTGATAGTGCTCAACCACATCACCATAAATCGTTTTATTTTCCATCGCTTTATCAATAAAACTACTTGAAAATTCGTGTAGATTATTCAATTTAAGTAAAGATGTATCTATCAATTTTGGCGCATAATATTTGTATGGAGATAAAAAACCATTTTCAATGAGCCATTCGGCATCAACTTCTTCAATGAGAATATCGTTTATGTTTCCTAACCCACTCCCATTCAACCGAATAGGTGTAGCGGTGAAGCTAAGACGCAATACATCATCAAAATATTCATAGATCTTACGATAAGAAGCGGCTAAGCCATGATGTGACTCATCTGTAATAATTAATGAGGGTTTCGGTGTTTTATCTAATCGCCTCACAATAGTCTGAACCATTCCAAATTCTACAAAGTCCATATTCACATCATTTTTTATAAATGTGTTCCGAATCTGATCAATCAATTCTCTCCTGTGGACTAAAAATAAAACCCGTTTTCTGTTATTCGTTGACATTCGGGCGATATCTGAAATAATGACCGACTTACCAGCACCACATGGAGCAACAACACAAGGAGATTTAAACCCTTCCATATAAGCTCTCCTTGTTTGCTCAACTAATTTATTTTGATAATTATGTAGCTGAAACATCGGAATGTAACAGCTCGCTTTGTACACAGCCTTTACGCTCATCAATTTGATTTTTCGCGTATGTGCTATTTGTTGCGCTTAAAGTAAAACCTCTTGTACCATCTTCCTTTACCTGCAAACGCCCCACAATATCACATAACCCTAGAACATTATTCATGATTTTCTTGTTAATTTGAGGGTAAGAACGGTTATATTGTTGTCCTTCACTATCAATATAAAGATCATCAGTTTCCCAAGCTGTCCAAATCAGGTTTGCGCCCAAGTTTTTTAAATATCGTAAACTGTTAACAATCCTAAATTGCATATATTGATAGTCACCTTGAGATGGAACACCTTTGTTTTTTCCTTTACTTCCAAGATCGGATAATATACAACGTTCTAGTTCACTTATGTTATCTACAACAATGTTGTCATACACATCTTTGTAATTCTTGCCCAAATCAAGAATTAACTTTTCCCAAAATGCCCATGTATCAGTATTATCAACATAAACAATATCAATGTTTTCTTGACCCTTTAACACCTTCGAAGTCCGGTCTACATCTAAAACAAGTGTTTTTCCTGGAAAGTATTTAATTGATGTTGTTTTACCCATTCCAGGTGGTGCGTAAATCAAATATGTTTTTTGGGTATTTGTGATTTCCTTTGCATTAGTTATTTGCATTTAATTCACCTCTACTCTTCCTAATAAATAATCTGTTGATACACCTAATGCGGTTGCAATATCACTTAATACATAAATGGTAGGTTTAGAATCCCCTGTTTCATAATTTGAAACTGTGGATCTATCTTTATTAATCTTTTCTGCTAATTCCTGTTGAGTAAGGTCTTTCTTTTCTCTTACCTCTTTAAGTATTGCAGGAAACATATTACCTAACCCTCCGCCATTTGCTTCAGAACAAAGATTGAAGCTTCAAAGTCCTTAATTTTACTTTCAATATCTTGAATATTTCGTTCAAGAATTGGCTTTCTTTCTATTACACGCTCTAATTTGCGTTTACAATCGCTTAAATTACCTTGTTCTACACTTAATGACTTTTCTAATTCTTCAATAGCAGCGTTCATTACTCACCAGCTACTTTCTTTATGGAATGAGACTCTACATATTGTTTGATGCAGTCTGGTTCATTGTGTATGTAATCACCATCAATATCTCGGTACTCTTCACCAATGTATATTTCCTTACCGCAACTTATACAATCACTCATAACATCACTTACAACTGAATCCTGCCGATTACCGACTACCATTGAGTTTTCTACTATTTGGAATCCCTCCAATTTTCTCTTCCATTCTTTCAGAAGTATAAATAGAGTAGTAAATCGCATTTTCACTTATAAACGACACTTCATATGGATGATCTTCCGAATCACGATTTGCTATGATTGGTTTCATTCTATATTCAGCTATAACCGATTCGAATGTTTCATTATTAAGATGAACTTCATTACCACGAATACTGATAATGCCATCCTCATTACCTGCTAACCTGATAGCTTGTACAGCTTTACTCACTTCTTTAATGTTCATTTATATAGCCTCCCCAATAGATTTTAAGGCAGCCATACATATTGCCATTGGTGCAGTTGTAGATTTAATTTCCACTTCACTATAAGTTCCATCTATTTCTGGAACTGATAAATTAACTTTATAGAAATCGCCATAACCTGTTACACGCTCTACATTTGCAAAATCAAACTTCTCAAATACTAACCATGCATCTTGAATATTGGTTGTATGCTTCCACATTTGTTTTAAAGTCCAGTTTCCTTGTCCATCAATCCAAGCATCTACATTTTCTAACTTTCGTAAATGCCATCCCATTACTTTTTCAGCTATTAGCTGATTAATGGAATTATTATTCATTAGCAGTTCACTCCTTTACATGAGTATGCTATAATCATTTTGAAAATTGACTTTGTCTAGATCACCTGCGCCAACAGGTGGTTTTTTATTTTTTTACACTCTGAGAGAAGTGAAGTTGTACCAATTGGTTTATAATTTGGATTTATTTTCTTAAATGCAGCTGTTTTTAATCTTGAAATTGTTTGTCTGCTTTTACCAAGTTCTTTTCCAATTTCATCGTCTTTATAACCTTGACTCTTTTTAACTACTATTACTTTTTCTTGTGGAGTTAACTTACTCAACGCTTCTGTATATTCCACAGATAACATTACTTCTTCTTCCACATTCACTGGAGACACTGCGAAATAGTCATCTTTTGTGTCATCCTCTATCTGTATATCGATTGAATGGAAAGCAAGGTTTTTTCTTTCTTCTGAAGTAACATTTGTACCAACTCTGATTACCTTCCCTTTTATGTGAAGCTCGTTACTCATTCGCCACTTCATGAATTTCATTACATAAGCGTTAAAAGTATCTTCTCGTTTTGGATCGTACTTTACACACAGTTCCCATAAGAGCATTCTTGCTACTTGAAATAAATCATCTAGCTCCATATTGTTAGATTTCGCTAATTTACTCGCTTGAGCATAGCTACCAAAATGCTGAGTGATTGCGGCATGTACTAAATGTTGTTTCTCTTCAAACAACTCATTAGGTGTCATTTCCTTTTACCTTCCCTTCATTACTTTTCTAAAAATCTTTTAATCGGTTTATCTAATAAAGCTGCAAGTGACATTGTTACGCAAATTATTACCGCTAAGATGAATAACGACGTTGTGCTTTCTTCCATCACCCTAACACTCACCTTTCTTCTTAAAGTTATCGAGTTTCTTCCACGTCAAATCTTTTAGTAATCGCTTATGCTTTTCTACTAAGCAATTCGGAATATCATCGATTGATTTCAGCCCTAGATGTGCTTTTAGATATGATGTGACATGACGCATCAATCCTGTAATTTCTTTCTTCATTAAGGTTTGCACATGGCGCTCCAAGTCGGATTTTGTCCCTTCCATTGCTTCAATTGTAAGCTGTACTTTATTGCCTACAAATTCCTTCGCCTTCGCATGGCGTTCTTGTTGTAGCTGGTCTCGGACGATTTTAGATGCTACATTTCCTAATTGCGTTTGGGTAAGACGATTGTCGAAGCTCTCAATGGATTCGCCAAGCTTCCCTATATTTTCATCAACCTTTATTAACTTGTTTCCTTGGTCAGCGAATTGTGTTTGTATCAAGTAAAACAACTCTTCAATCATTTTGTTATCAGTTTTTTTTATTACTAAATCTCCTGACTCATTAAGTGTGATTGGTAATTGTCTAACGTTTTCCATTTTCATTCCTCCAATTAACTAATTTTTCTACCTGTCTTAGCGATTTTTAAATCATTGATAAACTCTTGAAACGCCTCAATTCGTGAATCAAGATGTTTTTTTGTTGTGTCATTCGCATTAGCGATAGAGCCTCGCATTAAGGAAGATACAACTACATCTTTTAAAAAACTGTCCATGTAAGCTATTAGGTTATAAACATTTTTGTTAGCTATGTAACTCATAGACGATTCTTCAAGTTGTAAGTCATCTACATCTTTTGATAAGGCATCCGCCTTTTGTTTGTAAAAATCCGCTTCATCTTTAAGTTCTGCATTTTTATCTTTTAATTCATTTATAATGGTAATATGTTCTTTAGATTCGATTTCTACCTCTTTCACAACTTCTCGTTCCACAATTTGAGGTTTTTGTTGTTCTATTTCTTCTAATTGTTTTCGGGTAAGTTGTTCGGATTTACGGGCTTGCGTTGCTTCTTGCTGTGCGAGTTTCACTTTCTCTTGTGCTTGTTGAAGGAGCTTGTCCTTTTCTTTGAGCGCCTTCTTCACTTCTCTAACCTCGCGTACCGTCATAGCGCCTACTGTCTTCTCTTCACCTGTGGAAGGAATGGTGTGTGGTTCTTCGATGAATTGTTGGCGATCTATTTCTTGTGGTAATGATAATAATTCAAAAACTTTTGCTGATTCGATTTGGTACGACGTCGTACCGTTTGGGAATTGCTCAAAGGCTTGTATAAATCGATTTGCTGTTTGACGTTTGATTCCACATTGCTCTTCGCACCAAGTTGTCCATTGCCCTCGGACTAAATCATTCTCTTTCACATGCTTTAAACGTTTACCAATTTCGAATATTGACTGTCCTGCAATTTGCTGATAGCTTTTTATCTCCGCTGTAATGACATTAATATCGTTTGATAAATTCATTACCTCATGCATTTTTTATTACCTCCTAATCCATGCAATTCGTTGCGAATCACACAACACAATTACAAAAAAAGTTAACTTTGCCTAATAAACTTTTCAATGCTTATATCGAAAGCTTCTGAATATAACACAAGAACCCTCAAGCTAGGACAATGAACGCCCGATTCGTACTTCGAAATAGATGTCTTATCAAGGTTAATTAAATTAGCTACTTGAGCTTGTGTTAATCCTTTTTCCTTCCTGATTTCACGAAGAAATTCGTTATTAATAATCATAAACGATGAGCACCTCTTTCATAAATCGAGTTTATAATAAAGTTGCGAATTACACAACTATTATTTTGATTTTTTATAAAAATATTTTTTTGTTGATTTACACTCAACTTTTAATATAGAATGTAGATATATAAGGTGTGAAAAACACATCTTATTAATTTAGATGAAAAGAGGAACAAAAAATGTTCGGACAACGCTTAAAAGCATTGCGCCTAGAGAAGGGAATGACGCAACAACAATTAGCAGATGTCTTAGAAATCGAAAAATCTAATATTTCCAGATTTGAATCGGGAAAACAATCTCCTTCAAGCGATAATAGAATAAAAATGGCTAAGCTTTTCAATGTATCTGTTGACTATATGCTGGGATTATCAGAGCATAAAACATTAAATCAAGAGAAATCAGTGAAGATCTCTAAAGAAGCAGCGGATCTCATGAAGAAGATAAATAAATTACCTCCTGAGAAACGTATATTAATCGAAAATTTGATTGATAATTTCTAAAACAAAAAAAGAGAGCTTTTCAGCTCTCAACCTTTTTCCCTCATATTCTTCTTTTTTCGGCAAGAATTTGATATGATGAGGGATGAATACATAATTTTCTTACACAAATAACTTTTAAAATAAAAGACAAAAGAAAAAGAAGCTGTCTTGTACTTTGGCCGGTAGCAGACAACTTCTCGTGAACTAAAAAAGCTTTTTGCAAAGCTTGTTTTTATTAATTTGTACTTTAAGTATACAATTTTTAAAAATGAGATGCAAGAGGCTTAATTCCCTACACTTAAATTTAGGGAGTAAGCCTTTTTCTTTTGTCCTCAAGGAGGATTTTTGATTATGTCAAATGTTAGAACGATTAAAACAAGCAACTATGTACAACTACATAACAAAGCAGGTTTAGATAAAGAATTATCATCAAAAGCAAAAGGTGCATTATATACAGCTATGGCACTACCACCTGAATACGACATCAATAAATCTACATTCCATCAGTTTTTCAAAGACGGTAGAGATAGTATAAAAGGTGCGATTGAAGAGCTAGTTTTAAAAGGATACGGATTCCATGAACAAACAAATGGAAAAGGTGGGTTCAGTGCAATTACATTGATTTCAGACGTTAAGCTTACAACCCTAGCAAAACTAGATGAAGATGAATTAGAAACGTTTGTAGCAGATATAACTGAAGAATTACTTTATGCTTTAAAACGTATCCGCGAAACAGGTAAAACTTACATTGGGGAATTACATAATACTGCAAGAAAAAAGAAAGAAGCTGAAAAAAAAGCAAAAAAACAAGAAGATATAAGCGTAACTGAGAATCCGTCACGGGAAATCAGTCCCGAAAAATCCGTCACGGGAAATCAGTTAGAAATAAATAAGTACTCCCAAAACGTATTACAAAAAAAAGAAGAAGAAGAAATTATAACTAACCCTGTTACTGAATCTATGATTCTTGATTTAATGAATCAAAAGATTAAAGAGCGAGAGATTACAAACCAAAAAACTATTAAAGCTATTCACGATGTTGTTTCTAAATGTAAAGCAATTGGAACTACGGATTTATCGGCTGCTGAAAACTATGTAATCAAAGTTGTGGAAGAAAAGATGTCTAAGCTTGGTCAGAAACAGAAAGTAAGACAAGGTAAAGCGAAAGTATCCGGATCTAAACCTATACGTACTGAAATGACTCCTGATTGGGTTGGAAAAGAAGATAATGAATCAGCAATTGTGGAAGACAATGGACAAGCTTCTGAAGAAGATCGCAAACGTTTAGAGGAAGTATTGAAGAAATACAAAAAAGATTAACACCATATAGGAGATGAATAAGTATGCCGAGAAAATTCAAGTTTACTGAAGAAGAACAATTACGATTTGATCATTTTGTTACGACAGATGAATTTGCAGAAGTATTAGCTATTTCTTGGAGATATGGTTCTAAACGAAATGATAGTTTCTCAGTAAGAAGTCAAAGAAAATGGATTGTCGCTCGTTTTTCAGAGTTAGTTGAAAGAAGTTGGACTATGAGATATTGCGATTACGAAGGGGACGAACCTTATTGGGAGGGCGCTGTATGTTTAAATCACCCTTTAGTGAATATGCTAGTTGAAATGGGATGGTCCCAAGTCACTAAAGAAGAGCGATTTTTTCCGGAAGGTGATTTTAATGAAATAGTGTTCGTAAAGACTTTCATTCTACTACTACATGACTTAGGAACAATTCAAGAAAAGAGAAAAGGAAGAATACTAGTCCGTCCACGATTGCGAATTCATGGATCAGTAGATGTATTAAATAATATCGGTCGAGTCCTCTACAATCAATTAAATGTTGGATTTAAAAAATTACAAAGTGACCAGAAGGTCCCAAGAGCAAAAACGATTTATTTCCAGTCTAAAAAAGAGATACCGATGATTTTAGAATTTGCTGGTGCAACTGAATCATTAGAAAAATACGATTCGTTTGAACTTGGATACCAAAAAGAAAAAGAGAGCATTTCAGCCCTCTTACCAATTTAGATAAAATAATTTCATATTTTACCACTATTAACTGGGAAACATTTCTTATACTATGGAATTAAATTACAACAAATCTTTGTTTTGAAGTAACATTTTAGAGTAAACAGCCATATGTTTAGCGTATTTACCTTGTTCACGCCCATTTAGCTTATTGTAGTCTCTTTTAATGTCACTCAATAGTAAATGTATTAAGTCATCATCTCGCTCGTTCTCGAAGCCGAGAAGCTTGTCTGATGTGATGCCGAAAATAGAACAGAGAGTTTTTATACTTTCCACATCAGGTTGATGACGATCTGTTTCCCAATGTTTTATTTGACCTAGACTAAAACCATATTTATTGGCAAATTCATCTTGTGTAAGACCTAGTCTTTTTCTAAAAAATTTTATTTTCTGTCCAATTGTATTCATATTTTAAGTATAGTAATAGGTGTATTTATATACCATAAAAGTTAGATATACAACCTTTAAAGTTTATGAAATTAACTTTTAGTTACGTGAAAAATAAATACAGAACAATCGTTCTGTAAGTGGTAAAATATTCATGTGCTATCAAATCATTAGTTAATATGTAAAATTGCATACGCTTCTAAATCTTGATTTATAGCGATAAAAAACTTTCTCAACAATTATCAGGTGACCGAGTCATCAAAAGTTAGAAAATTCATGATAGTATTAAAAATAACTAAAACGAACGAAAAAAAGACCCATATGAGCGTGTTCAAGAGGCGTCTGTCAAACTATCTCTTGAACCGTTCCCTAACCATCGCTTAGGAAACACTTTGCTACATACGAGTCACATCTAAGTATAACACATAATTAAGATATTCCCTTCTCGTATTTCGTTTCCAACTTGAAATTGTTAGGATGGCGTCCTGTGTGCAGGAAAGGGAAGTGTTATTGTGAAAAGGTTGATAAAAAAATTAGAAGCTGAAAGAGAATGTAAGGATATTAAAGTAAGAGAATTAGAAAGAATAACAGGTATAGATCGCTGTGTAATTGAAGAAGGTTTATCAGGTAAAACAAAAGAAATGAAGCTAGAAAATTTTATCGCGATTGCATCTAATGTATACGAGGATTATTCAATTAGAAAAGAAGTAATTAACAGGTTTATCCTTCTTTGTAAAAAGGATTTAAACATTGTAAAAGCGCTTTGCTATTGTCAAGGGCAAGGTGAATACGAAATAATTTCACAGCTTGTGGAGAAACACCAGGGTACTAAAACGTTAAAAAAATACTTAACTATCTTCAACTTATACAATCAACGTAACTTGAATAAAAAGACAGGACGAGAATTAGAAAAGGAACTTGATGAACAAACTTTTTCTAAGCTTTCAGAATGTCAGGTGTTAGTAAAAATGTTATACGGATTCGCGATGTATGATATTCCTAATTGCCGAGCTATTATTCCTTACTCAGAGAAAGCAAAAGAGCAAATACCTTTAATTGAGAATAAATTCATTCGAGAATGCCTTGAAATGCAGTATAAGGAAAGAGATGCATATATTAAGTTGTCATCCGATGAAGTTGAAGAAGCTCGTAGAGTATGCTGGGACATCATTCACGAGCAGTCAGATTATCAGATGATAAAAGCATCAGCGTATTGCTGTTTGGGAGAGAGCTATCAGTACGAGTGCTTAAAATCATCTGAAAAGTACCTTTTAAAAGCCATTGAAATTTTAGAAGAAAATAAAATTGATAAAAAATCAAAAAAATATGGCTCGTTTAAGACAACTTTAGGACATATATATATAGACAATGCTTTTAACATCGAAAAAATTGATCACGAGTATTTAGATGTGGGAGAAGAGGCTCATTACCAACTAAAATTTGGAGATGCTGAATTAGGAGAAAAATTATATTCAAAAATGAAGATGACTCCGCATAGAAAAGCATCCCGTGCTAAGGTAAAAGGTGATATACTAGCTTTAAAAGAAATACTACTAGAATTTGAAAGAAATGGAAATTTATTCTATGCAAATGGCATAAAAAGAGAGATCCTAAAGGACGAGGTGGAGTAAAATGAAAAGTTTATTATTAAGCTTAGTTTTATCATTAGGATTAGGAACTGGAGCAGGCGCAGCAAACACTCAAACGGATGTACAAGCTGCTCAATCATTTGTAGATCAACCGGTAGTACAATACATGATGGTCGACCCGGGAGGTCACTGATAAGTAACTAAATTAAATTAAATTTAGTTAATAACTACATATAATCGATTCGAGAGACGTTACTATTAATTTAGTGACGTCTTTCCTACTTTATGGGAAAGGCTGATTTTATATCACGCGATTAAAAATCCAGCCACCTAAAATATAACAATTAAAATCAGGGAGGAAAATTACTATGATGAACCAAGGGGCGGCTTTACAAATGGAGAACGAAATCAGTGTGGAGGACAAGTTACATATCATCTTAGAAAAAGCGGAGAACGGTGATCCGGAAGCGATTGCACTTTTAGAACAAATTAATACTTTAACGAAGTAAGAGCTTCGGCTCTTTTTATTTCGTTCAAACTTAAAATTTCACATACCCGAATGAAAGTATTTTTATATGAAAAAAAGAACAAGCAATAAAGCTTATTCTCTACTTTTTCTCTATTCGATCTAAAAGAATTTCTAAGGCTTGATTGACAAGTTCAGTCTTAAAACCTTTCTTTTTCCCTTTAGCAAGCTTATCTAATCGTTTAATCGTTTCGTTCTTAATTAGCCAAGTTTGGCGCGTATGAGTATCCTCTTTCGTAGACTTTTCAGTAAACTGTTTAAGAAACTGTTCAGTAAACTTATCATGAACATGTTCATTTTCCTCTTCATGTTCTTCTTTAGTTTCAGGAGTAGGAATATGTTCTGATTCAACCTCCTGAACAGGCGGATCATTAGGAAGTGTATTATCATGTGGAAGTTCAATTACTTTTGTATCAGCGACATCACTAAATTTGGTTACTGTAGGTTTTTCTTTTTTTACTTGTTCTTTCTTTTTTCCGATATCAGTTATATCTTGTTTCCCTGATCGCGCCATTATATTTTCACCTCTTCAAAAATTTCATTTGCTAAATCTATAAATAAATCTACAACTTTATCTTTCTTTTTATTAAAAATTGCTGGTTTCTTCTCGTAAGCAATTGATTTAGCAAACTTAATTGATTTCGGGATAATTGTTTCGAAGACTTTAATATCATTTAGTAAACAGAACTGTCGACACTCCTGCAAAATTTCTTCATGTAATACAGTTGTTCTATCGTATAAAGTAGGAACAACACCAAGTATATTTAGTTCACTATTGGATTTACCTTTAAACTTAGCGATTACTTTTAGCATTTTAGTTAATGATCTCATGCTATAAACTTCTGGTTGAAATGGAATCAATATATCGGTAGCAAATTCTAGGACGTTACCTTGAACCAATCCTAAGTTTGGCGGCGTATCAATTAATATGTAATCATAGTTATTTTGAACATCTTTCATTGCGTTTTTTAATAATAAAAGTGGTTCGTTGTATTTATCTTTTTCAGGAAGTACATCAAGTTCAAAGTATGACATATCATCATTAGATGGAAGAATGTCTATATTTTCATGTACATTCATAATTGCATGTTGCACCGGTAATCCATCAACCAATACATCGTATAAAGTGTAATGGCAATCATCTGGATTTTTATTAAAAGAAACTAAAGCATTTCCTTGATTATCTGTATCGATTATTAGTACACGTTTACCTTGAGTAGCTAACACACCAGCAAGGTTTACAACAAGCGTTGTTTTTAAAACCCCGCCTTTGTTCTGGGATATGGATATAATTTTAGTCAAAGTATTTCCTCCTTTTTTCGGCTCAATAATAACACAGTGAAAATGAATAGTAAAATGAATATAAAGATTAACAATTTAATAAACCGTTTACTGTTACGTAACATAGTCATTAGTTTGTTCATAAAACTGAACAAACTAATGACTGTTTTTATATTCAGTTTCATTATAATCTTTATGTTAATGAAATTCTTCAAATAAAATAAAAGCCCTGCTTATATGCAAGGCTTTCGCTATGACTTCACCGCTAGTTTATCCATGAAATCATGTATAGATGTTGCTTGAAAAATACGAAAATTGGAGGAAGTTACGTCATATTTCTTATCAGTAATAATGAGGATTGATGGAAAGAATTTAGATCCTTTAGGCTGCCAGGATTCGTTATGCCATTCCTGACTGTGGAAGTATAATTTATACCTATTGTATCTTGCATAATCTTTTTACTGTAAACTGACTTCTGAACCTCAATGAAGAATGGAGATCTGCGCCATATTGTAAATGCATCGGGTTCCATATAATCCTTTCCGTATTTCGGTTCAACTTTAAATAGTTTCGGTTTTTCATAATGAATGAGTTGTTTGTATACTTCCACAATGCCGAGGAAGTGGGGAATCTTTTGGCTAGTTTTTCGAAGTGTGCTAGGTTGAGGGAAATATATAAATGGCTGCTGTGAGATATTGGCATCCACATGACCATCTCTCCTTAATCGTTTCATCACCGTATTGCAACAAGTAACTGCGTTTTTAAGTCCATTAAAATGAAAATCTATAATATCATCCCTAGACATACACCTAAAACGTTTCAGATTGCTCAGTATTGCTTTGTCTCTATTCTTCATAATCTAACCCCACTCCAAATAGTTTATTCTCTTCGTGTGGAGGATTCTGAAGCTTCATATCATTTTTTGGAACGCGATAAAGTTCAACGATTTGTTTCGCTTTGCTTAATTCTAAAAATGGAGCTTGCACTTTCTTTAATCCATTTAATTTCAAAATCATTTGGCCTGATTGCTCCAAGTGTTCGGATCCAGGTGTACCCATGATGTTACTATTGATTACTACGCAAAAAAATCAACAGAAGTGCCCAAGCATAAACACAAAAGAGCTCTCGTATTAACCGTAAGAAAATTGGTACGTTTGGTGGATGTGCTACTACGCAACAACCAAATTTACTCGTTCGGAAGGAGCGCTGATAAATGATGTCTAGCGACATTATTCCTTCTTTTTAACCTCCATTAATTTACATTTGGTTAATGGTCTAGTTTCGTATTGCCTTTTTTAAATAAAATTGATTCATTGAACTCTTGACTCTTCAAAAACGTTACTTGACATTACACCACAGGTCTTCTCCCTTATCTACCAAGCCCTCTCGGCCTTACCATGATGCGTAAACATACTCTATTTCTTCTTTTTTAATCACGAAATGATGTAAAAATACCCCTGTCACAAACGGACAGGGATAGGAATAAAAACTTATAAACTTGGTGGGTTTACCGCTATACCTTGAGGATTTGAGAATCCACCGAGCGTAAAGACCACGCTGTTAGTTTCACTATCTATCACAGAGACATTAGCACTGAGTCGGTTCGTCACATACACTTGCTTCGCTGCCGCGTCCACTGCCACACCCCAAGGTCCACTGCCCACTGGTATCGTTGCGATAACACCGTCCGTCTCACTATTGATCACAGAGACATTATTACTATTACTGGCGCTGTTCGCCACATACACTCGCTTCGCTGCTGCGTCCACTGCCACACCCCTAGGTTCACTGCCCACTGGTATCGTTACAATTACACTGTTAGTTTCACTATTAATCACAGAGACATTATTACTGGAGTAGTTCGTCACATACACTCGCTTCGCTGCCGCGTCCACTGCCACCTCCGCCGGGGACGTGCCCACTTGTATCGTTACAATTACACTGTTAGTTTCACTATTGATCACAGAGACATTATGACTGCCGCCGTTCGTCACATACACTCGCTTCGCTGCCGCGTCCACTGCCACACCCCAAGGTCCACTGCCCACTGGTATCGTTGCGATAACACTGTCCGTCTCACTATTGATCACAGAGACATTATTACTGGTGCCGTTCGCCACATACACTCGCTTCGCTGCTGCGTCCACTGCCACACCCCTAGTTTCACGGCCCACTGGTATCGTTGCAATTACACTGTTGGTAATAGCGTTAATCACAGAGACATTATAACTGGAGTAGTTCGTCACATACACTTGCTTCGCTGCCGCGTCCACTGCCACCTCGAACGGGGACGTGCCCACTGGTATCGCCTTGACAAGCCCCCCTGTGGCACTATCTATCACAGAGACGTTGTTAACGCTTAGGTTCGCCACATATACAAATTCACTCGGAGTCGGCCCTGTACTTCCAGTTCCCGCCGGTCCAGTTGGCCCCGTTGGTCCTGTCGGTCCTCTTGCTCCAGTAGCTCCGGTAGTCCCAGTAGGACCTGTTGCCCCAGTAACACCTCTTGTCCCAGCAGCTCCTGTTGTCCCAGTAGGACCTGTTGCCCCAGTAACACCTGTTGCCCCAGCAGCTCCTGTTGTCCCAGTAGGACCTGTTGCCCCAGTAACACCTCTTGCCCCAGCAGCTCCTGTTGCTCCAGTAACACCTCTTGCCCCAGTAGCTCCGGTAGGACCTATGCTTCCTGTACCAGAAACAACAGAAGTTGAACTAGTTAAACCAGCTAAGATATTTAAAATTTGGTTGCGAGTTACATTAGTCATTATAAATTCAGAAATTAAAATGGAAAATGTTGTATATAATGATTGTAAAATGAATGCAATGGAAAAAACTTGCGAAAAATTTGTCGTTAAGCGATTATTAATTGTTTGTAAAAGAAATAAAGTGTAGCGTGTGGCATCTCGTCCTTGTTGGCTAGGAAATTGATTAAGAAGAAAATTGTAAAGTGCAGTTAGACTGTTTTGTAACGAGATACTATTAGTAGATGTAGGATGAATCAGATATGCATCGACAGCACTTTGGAACGTTTGCATGAGAGCTAAAAATTGTGCTTCTTGGGTAGGGGTAATGGGAATCGTAGGAACTAGCATAGGTGTAACGAGGGAATTAGAAATATTGGAAGAAAGAATAGTATCGATAAATGTAAGTAATTCTTGTTGTTCGGATGAAAAACGAGATAATTCTTGTTCGGTAAAGAATGAGAACCCCTCTTGTTTATCCATATTTTCACTTCTTTCTAGTAAAATATATTCTTAATAAGATATGTATAAAAGAAAAAAACGTATGAGATAACTGTCTACAAAATATCCCCTATTTTTTCTCTCTTGGTTAAAAAAGAAAAAAATGAAAAAGTCGCATGAATTGGTGAAAAGAACCATATAGTAAAAATAAGAGAAAAATGGAATAAACAATTACATATTTTTTGTGAGCAAATCACAAATATTGTAAAGATATGTTGGACATAAGAAGAATATGCTAGTCATATACATTGCAACAGGTATGTCTTACCTATAGATGTTTATGTATACCTGTTGCATACCCTAATACGTGAAAAGGAACAAGAATGTCGTCTTGTTTTGATAGAAAAAAGATAAAAATAACCCAATCAAATTCTTATTTGATTGGGTTATTTTTGTTGATGTTTTTTTGCTTTTTTGTGGTCGCCAAGCTGTTCATAACAATGTGCTAATTGTTGATGCGGAACCCATGTGTAAAAAGCAGTTTGATTCACCATCCAAGCATAACGAGGAGAGGGTTCTTGGTTCTGTTGCAAAGTTTTTGAAAGTAAGCTAAACTTTTGAGCGAACGTGGTGTATCGGTTCATCCTACAACGATTATGCGTTGGGTGCATGAATA